GTGCTGGATATAATTACACCGGGCGTGGTCCAAGGTGTTCGTAAACCTGTCCGGCGGCGTAACGCAGTTAGGGGTGACGACACGAGGGTAGAACTCGCGAACAGCCCAGCATTCCTCGAAAGGATAGTTGTCAAAGTATCTGAGAGGAACCACGCGCGCCATGCGCGCCGCCAATTCATTAAACTTGTCATGGTTCAAGCAAGCAGGTTGTTCCGGTGTTGGGGTGAACCCAAGCGAACTGAACCCACACACCCCTTTAACCCGCATCGTTCGATCCTCATGGCGCTTTCGTAAACATGGTCTCGTTATGATCCGCCTGATACCAAACTATAGGCACTTGGTCAAGTAATTCCAGCCGGGCTAGTGTATTCACTTCCCAGTCTAAATGCCCAGTCTGCACTAATCTATCGAACGCTGTAGCTAACGCCATCGTGCAAAATGCCTTAAGCAACGTACGGGGCACCACCATGAGGCCACCACAAAAGCGCCAACAGGGGCTATCTGTAGGAACTTCCTGCCTCTTGGGCCAGCACCCCGGCATGGTAACCACACCGTAATCAACAACGCGCTTTAGGAAATCGGTTATAACCGCCGCGGTAACTCCCGGCACATGCAGGATACCGTAGTCAATCCACACAAGCGGATCAGCTTGATCTGTGTACGTATCTAGGGCTTGCCATAGCCACACAAACTTCTGGTGCATGACGCAGTGGTAAGCAAGCGTGTTCTTAGCCGGGTTATCAGCCACGGCGTGGGTTTTGGCGCGGACACTGGCTATCTTATATAGGAAGGTTTCTTCCACCGTACCCCCTCCAACGATCATCGGGATACTGGCGGCACTGACTATACCCTCTAGCTCGTCCCCAAGAGCTATATAATCGGCAGTACCGCGAGGATGATTAGGAATGCCTATGTAGCCAGATACAACTAGCGGCCCCATAGCATCGTCCACACTTGCTGTTCCGGTACGGTGGCTAACCATGCCTCTCTGTCGAGAACGCCAAAAGAGATGATTATGTTGTTGTTAAGTTCGTCGCGAGCAAGGCCAGCGGCGAACTCGATTTGGCGGTCGAAGAAGACGAAGGGTTTGGATATCTCCTTAAGTTCATAATTATAGTTATACCAACAGAACCGATGTTGGTAGTACCGCTTACCGTTAGTAGGGTCTGGGCGCGCCTCGTGTATGATACCAAGCCAGCCACTATCGAAGCGGATAAGCTGGCCACCCCCGCTAAACTGATCGGTAGCCTTCAGCGGGGGGTGAGTTGTAAGAAAATTCCCAAAGCGATCAATAACAACCCCAGAACGATACATAAACCGGAGATGACCCGATCCATGGACAAAAGGCATCCAATTCTTTTCATGGTTCTTCGGCATCGGCTCTATACGAGACCAGTCAGTTACCTCACCGGTCTCTGGGTTAAGCTTCATCAGGAATTGCTCGCGCCACGCATGGTGGTTCTGCTCCAACACGCAGCCGTTAGCCCACCATTCGCCTTGCATTCTGAATAGGCGCATATCCTCCACGTCGAGGATATCCTTGAACACAGGCTCCGGGAAACCTGTCGGCCGCAGCAATTTCACGGCCTTAGTAAGTTGTAGGTCCTTATCAAAATCGGCAAAATAATTGGTGGTCCTGATAGCCGGCGTCCCATTATAATCGTAGGTGCCATCAGGGCGAATACGATAGGAAACTGTTCTCACGATTGCATGAACTTTACCATCGTGCACGGCAACGGAGGGATTAGAGTTCACATACTTACTGTCAGGGTTAACCTCTGGTATGCGGTATGTTTTGAAGTCCGGACAATAATGTCCGAGTGGCCGCAGATACCAGAATAGGTTTTTACGTGCGCCTTCTCTATGAAATGGCGGCACCTCCAAATCGAGGGCCATCCTATCACATGCATTTAACCCTTCATCAAAGGTATCACTCTTATAAGCCCCGAGGATGCTCTTCTCCTCGTCAAACCCCCAATCATATTGCCATTGTTCGACAAACAGCACATCGCCCGGCATCTTTATCTTGGAACCGGACTGCGCGAACAACATAGCTACGTGCTGCTGATCCTTTTTCTCCCGGTAGTGTCGTGCAAGCGAGTAGATGGTTTCAGCCCGAATTGGGCGCGCATTATACGCTTCCAACATGCTCGCGATATACCTGTCCTCCTGTCCCAAGTTCCTGAAGCAGTAGGCAAGTTGCATTCTGGAATACCAAACTTCTTCCTCCCACCCTCCAACTTCGATACGTTTTGCATAGAGCTTGGCCGCCTCTTCATGCATCCCTCTGTCTCGATAGGTGTTAGCTAGATAGAATAGCGTGCGGGCATCATTGGGGTGCTCTTTGAGATACCCCTCAAGTAATCTGGTATCTCGCTCGAACTTGTCGCCACGATTGCTGCCTGTAGCGTGATCTCGAAACCACCACACGTCCCCCGGCAATTTAGCGTGATCGTCGGACCCAATGAACTCATGCGTCACCCCCCAATAGCGCGCAGCAGAACCATGCCGAAGAAGTCTTGTGTTATGGTAAGCCATTCCACCTTGCCGTTGCAAAAGCGTATAGGTCTCCTTCGTAAGAGGCGGGAGAGGGCCTTCGGCCACCAATTCCATGTCGGCATCGGCAAATAAAATATAGTCAACATCCTGTATCATCTGTGCGCGCGACAAGGCTTCATTGCGCGCCTGCGCAAAATCTATGAATGGCCCCTCATCCACCCAGACATTTATGCCTCGTTCCCTAAAAAACTTCCAGCAATAATCCTGAGTTCCATCAGTTGATCCGGTGTCAAAAATTACCGCGGCAGTAATGTGAGGAGCGACACTTTCGAAAAGGCGAGGTAGGTTCGCCATCTCCGACTTAACAATCATGTTAAGACATAGCTTCGGCTGCATTGGGTACTTTCCTGATAGGGGCTATGACACTAATAGAAACGTCGGCACCTGTTGTCAAGCGCCGACGTTCGCTTCCCCCATTTATTCAAACATTACCCCGTGCTAACCTTAAACGATCCTTGGACGGCGCGGGACAAAGTTCCAGGAACAGCGGTGGTGCCGGCCGGAGACCCATCCCACTCGTTAAAGTTGGGGGTGTTATATAGCGTGGAGAACCACACTGCGTTATTGACGTGCGGGTCATAGAACGGCACGACAAAGAGGCCACCAGTGGGACCCGTCATGGTTAGCTGGCTGGGGTTAGCCTGCTCATCGAATATCGGAATGCCAGCCCCAGTGTATCCACCCACCGCCGCTGCGAATGCACCATATGCGCCCGGTCCTGTTGCACCAGTGGCCCCAGTAGGGCCGGTACTACCCGTGTTCCCGGTCGCGAGACCAGGACCCGTGACACCAGTAGGACCAGTAGGACCAGTCGATACGGCAACGCCGCCGCCAGTTGCGCCAGAATTTCCAGGCACGCCCGTAGCACCGGTAGCTGCGTTGATGCCCGTAGCGCCCGTGTAGCCAGTGAGGCCGGTGTTACCCTGCACATTGGAGGCCCCTGTAGAACCTTGAGGTCCTACGGGTCCAATATTTCCCACCGCCCCGGTAGGGCCGGTAGGGCCAGCGTGACCGGCCGGCCCGCCGCTGATGCCTGTAGGGCCGGTAGAGCCGGTAATTCCCGTAAGGCCTGTCCATCCGACAGGTCCTTGGAAACCCGCACCGGTAGGACCAGTCGCGCCAGTCTTACCAGTGGCTCCGCCGACACCCACGAACCCGGCGGTGTTACCGCCGAGGTTAATCAGGTCCACAACCTGCTTCAGCTTGATGCGGATCGCGTCTAGGCTCTGATAGTTCCGAGGGGAGGAAATACCAGGGCCACCCCGTGTACCAGTAGCGGCCATCTAGTTTCTCCCTTAACCCGCGGACACCACCAAGGTACCGCTGCTGTTCCAAACCGCCCCGAAGATGTGGGGGTCGGATGTCGGGGCGACGAAGAGCCAGTTGGCGCCTGCCGCTCCTGTGTTACCAGTTGCCCCCGTATACCCGGTCGGGCCAGTGCCAGACCCAGGGCCGGCGGGGCCAGAGGGGCCAGTATTGCCCGTGTTGCCCGTTAGAGCCCCCGTAGGGCCTTGCGGGCCGGTCGGGCCAGTAGGACCAGTGGTTCCCGTTCCAGGCGCCCCAGCCGAGCCTGTAGGCCCTGTAGGACCAGTCTGCGCGGTACCCGCTGCCGTGGGGCCAGTAGGGCCGGTGACGCCCGTAGGGCCTCCTCCGGGGCCTGTGGGGCCTGTCACACCGGTAGCGCCGGTACCAGCACCCGCCGGGCCAGTAGCACCACTCGGACCAGTGTTACCAGTGAAGCCAGTGTACCCCGTTACACCCGTTACGCCAGTAGCCCCGGTCGGGCCAGTCGGGCTTGGACCAGTCGGACCGCCAATGCCGCCGACATTGATCATGTCAACGACTTGCTTAAGAATGATGCCGATAGTGTTCAGGTCATAAAACCTGGAACTACGGATTTGAAATCCAGCCATTTGACCTTTGCTCCATACCCGCTAAGTTAGCAAACGGGGTTCAGAATTTCGTTCCGTGTCGCGTAGCACACGATGATTAAACTATCCTAACAGTCCCATCAACCAACGCCACCTTGGATTGGTACCCTTCCAGGGCCAGGGGTGTGGCCAACGGTAGCGGTCTGCGGCCCCATGTGATTGGTCGCCAGCGGTCTAGGTTGCCCTCCCTGCGCGCGTGCGGCAGCTTGCGCCGGATTAGCCGGAGGACCATGCGGGGCAGAAGGTTGGCCAGGACCGCCCGAACCCATACGCTGCCCACCGGGCTGCGGCTGTGCTCCGCCCATGGTAACGGACGGACCTTGCGGCGGCACAGGACCAGGAACAGGGGGCATACCCATCTGTTGGCCGATGCCGGCAGCGGTAAGGTCTTTAGCAATCTGCTGCACGCCAGCCTGCACGCCAGCCATGGCACCCTTCTGGGCAGCTTCGCTGACGGGACCAGCGGCGGCGGCTTGTTGCTCCTGCTGCTGCATCTGGTCAAGCTTGTCGTCATCAGGAACTATCTCCTCGCCCACGAGACCAATCGTACCAGAGACAGCCCTGAGAACCTTACCGCGACCACTGACACCCATGATCTTCTGATCAAGGGGATTGGCGGTCGCCTGCAAGAACTCTATCTGACGTTGCCGTAGCGTCTCGCGCTGGATAGCCACATTGACGCCTTGGACGGAGACATGCTCCTCGCCGGTCAATAGCCCGCTCTCATCCGTAAGCAGAATAAGATCAAACAACTGAAGGAGGGCAGGTTCCATCACCTCCCGGTCAATATTGGCGCTGACCGTCTGCAATATCTTGGAGGCGTTGCCCATTAGCATCGCCAATCCACTGGCCGTTCTACCGGCATCGCCACCGGCTTGGCCACCTATATACTTTGGAATAGCCGACACGTCGTCCGCTACGTCCGTTAAATACTGTAAGACCTTAACCAGCTTCTCGCTGTTGTCTTGCGGTTGAAAGAAGCCAATAGGCTCGCCCTTACCGGACGAGGGGTTCAGCATGTTCCTGCGAACGTGCCACCGTTTCCACGGGAACAAGTCCTCGCCATTCTCCAAGGGGTCCACTTGCTCGTCGTCAATCCAGACCTGCGGGCCGGATGCAATGGATAGGTTGTTCACTAGGGATCGGAGCGTGGCGTTGGCGGCTTCCTGGATATCCGTCAATAGATCGGTAAGCCCATTTCCAAGAGGCGTGCCGGGCACCTTCTCAAAGCTCGTAATGAAATACGGGTGCCGCATTCTGGGGGAGGGGCTAAGTTGAGCCTTGATGACATGGGAACCAATGCACCACACTTGCACATGGTAGTCCCGAAGCTCGTCCGGGACGGCAAGGCCGTAGTCCTGCAAAATCCTTCCTTGGACGTTCCCATTGAACTCCATCATAGACAGCATGCCTGACCGGTTCCAAGCAGGGTTCTCCCGGCTTTCTAAGACCGCTCTTTCGGCATCGGTGGTATCCCAGTTATCGTACAGGCCACCGCGGCCAAACTCGTCAAGAACTGCCGTAATCTCGTCGCTGTTATAACCCGGCAGGTCCATAAGCTCGTTCAGTTCCGCACGTGTTATCTGCTTCTTTTCGATGATATTGGCATTATCGATGGACGAGACGCCGGGGGTCCACCACAGATCAAAAGGTGACACTCGTTCCCACGTCAACGTGGGCTTCATCTCCACAGTTGGTTTGCCTCCTTGTGGAGGCCAAGTGACAGTAGGTATAACGCGCACAACCGGTCCCTTAATACAAGCGAAAGGAAAAATTGGAATATCAACCAAGAACTCAGCGAGGGCATGATAGAACCCTCCTTCTCGTAAAAGTTCATCAATCTTATCCTCACTATCGGTGGCTTGATCAGATGCTATCTTCTTAGCGGCATCCTGGGCGCTATCTAGAAGCGCCATCTTGCGCTTCTGCAAATCCTCGGGACTGGGGGGAGCGCCTAGCTGCTGTTGGACCATCTGAGCCTCCCCCTGCATCAACTGGTCGATCTTCTGAATTATATCCGGGGGGATTTCAGGATCGGGGGGAGGCTTCAAACCCCAAGCCCGGTCGGCGCCCAGGTAGATATCCCGAAGAAGCGAACTAGCCGCCCGGCACTTCTGGGCGATCATCCGCATGTAGATTTCGCTACCGCCCCACCGCCGTATCTGATGCAGCTTGGTTTGATCATACTGCCCGTTAAAGGCCCGCAAGGCTACCAGAAGCCGTTCAGACCACCCTTGCTGGGTGTTCCGGTGGTTCCTGAATATTTCATATTGGCTTTTGATGTACCCAACCAAAGACGACACGTCGCCTTGGCCCAGCATGTCGGAAGCTTGCTGTTTAGCCTGTGCGGCCATACCGGCGCGTTTCTGATCTTGTGCATCAAGTACAGCCGGTGGGATGACCT